TATCCGAGATGGGTATGGGGTTCATCGAGGCTGACGCATCACCGCTCGATTCTGAGGGATCTGGCGCGGAGCAACCGGCAGCGGGTGAGGGCTCAGTAGACGCAGCACCAACAACAACCAACACCGAAGCACCCACCCCAACGACAGAGGCAACCACCGACGAGGCTGGCACCTTGCGTCAGGCGGACTACACCCGCAAGACGCAGGAGGTCGCCGAAGAGCGGCGCCAGGTGGCGGCAGAGCGGGCGCAGATGGCCGAAGAACGGCGGATCTTCGCCGAGGCCCAGGCCAGAGCGAACCAACCGCCGGCCACTGATCCGGTGCAAGCACTGGCCGCGCAGCTCGGGCCTGAAGAGGCTCGGGGGCTCACCGTTGTCGATCAGTTAGTACAGGAGCGGGCGCAGGAGATCGCGGATCGACAGATCGCAGCGGCTCTTGAGCCGTACAAAGCCTACCTGGACCGGCTTGAACCGGCAATGGGCATGGTCAACCAAGTCGCGCAGCAGCAGAACGCAGCGGCCCAGCAGCAAGCCAACGCCCAGATAGAGGCTGCCGAGGCAATCTTCGGCAAGATCGATACCTGGGACGCTCGACATCGCAGCCTGGTAGGGGCATTAGCCAACCAAGAAAACCCGGATACGGGCCAGCGGTTCACCGTGGCCGAGGCGATGTCATTGGCAACGGGCCGGCGCCTTACCGATCAGAAGGACGCAGTAGGAGCGCAGCGGACTGCTCGCAACGCGGCAAAACGCTCAACGGCGGGCCAAAGCGGCTCGCCATCGTTGGTGGAAAGCAACGGCACGATCTCGCGGGAGCAAGCGCTCGCCGAGATACGTTCCACAATGTAGGGGTGTGTGGGTCTTTAACCACATACACATAGAGAGACATAGCAATGGCTCAGACAACCTCGGAAGTGTGGGATTCGCGCTGGAGCGCGACTCGCAGGACCATAGAACCAGAAACTATCGACAACATCTTTCAGGCGTATAACGCCCTGGCGTATCATCGTCAGCGCGGTATGCAAATGGTCGATGGTGGCGGTAAAGAAATCCAGGTTATCCTGGAAAGTTCGACGGGTACTGCCGAGGCTTTCGACGGCTACGATCCGCTGTCGAAAAGCCCGGTTGATCCGTTTGAAAGCGCCTTTTATAAGCGGCGCTATTACGCGGTCCCTATCGTCCTGGACGATACAACCAGCATGGAAAACAACGGCGAAGAGCAGATTTTTGATCTACTTGACGCGCTGGGTTCCAACGCTCTCAACTCGCTGTTAAAAGCGATTAACGAGGATCTCCTCGGCGCCCAGACCGGTAAGACGATTTTGGGCTACCAGGATATTATCGCGGACGCTGGTACGGGTACCGTGGGCGGCATTAATTCGTCAACGTCAACTTTCTGGCAAAACCAGAAGTACACCACCGCCAAGACGTTTGTCACGCAGAACAACAACGTCTTTGACGGCTTCTTGGCGTGGAATACGCTGATGGATGATTGCCGTAAACAGGGCGGACGCAACAACGCCCTGGTTACGACCTATTCCATCGCGGCGGCGTATCGTACCGCGCTGGCTTCGACGGGATACGCAGAAACGCGCTTGTCGAATATTCAGGGTGTCAGCGGTGCCGAGTTCCCGTCCTATATGGGTGCAGAGCTGGTAGCTGACAGCGATTGCGCCTCGCTACATACCTATGCGGTAGATACGGATGCAATTAAGCTGCGGGTGATGAAACAGGCGAACTTTAAAAAGACGCCTTTTGTATCGCTTCAGAGCAACGGGCAGCTTGGGCAGCTTTCGTACATGATTGCTGGGGTTCAGTTGACTTGCAATAACAGGCGCCGCAGTGGCGTTGCTACTCAAATCACCGGCCTGTAGGCCAGGAAGGTAATCAGAAATGAGTGATTTTAAGATTATCGGCCCGGTTACTTTCGACCAGGCCATAGACGAAACGTCAGCATATAAAAAGGCGCCGCTGGGTATGATTGTTCAAGCGGAAGACCAGGCGACTACCGATTACGGTATCGGTGAATTTATATACCTCGTTGGCGTTGCTTCTACTGCTGTTGGCGAATGCGTAACGTATGACGCAGGCGGGTTTACTACGGCGCGAGCTTCGGCAAATGCTGTAGGTGGTATTGCGTTGGCTATGAGTGCAAATGTTGCCAGCCAATACGGATGGTATCAGATCCAGGGGCGTGGCGTAGTAAAGGGCTTGGCATCTTTGGCTGCCGACAAACTTTGCTACCTAACCTCAACTGCGGGCTCTGTTGATGACGCGGTAGTCGCGGGTGACGCAATCCATTTCATGGAAACCACCTCTGCGCTGGATACGCCCAGCACAGGCTTGGCTGAAGTGACCATGATTCGTCCGTTTGTAACTAACGAGTCAAACTAATAATAAGAGGGTAGCTGGAAGCAAAATTATTTGCTTCCAGCTACTGCTCACATAATAGGAGATCGTTTTTTGGCTAAAAAACAATTTGATGATATGGGCCAGCCAATGGGTACGCCGGTAGGCGAACCAGACGCCGCAGCCGTAGAAGCGGTAGAAAACGCGCAAGGACTCAAACCTTTAATAGAGCCAGCGCCTTCGCGTAAGCGCAAGCCGAAAGCGGACAAAGCCATCGACCCGGTGGCCAAGGAAGCTATCGCCGAGGCGCTGAAAGACCCAGACATTTTGCGTCAGGTAGTCACGCCTGAGATGGTTGCGCGTATCATTGATACGGCCTCGCAGACTCCTGGTCAGCGGGAGGCGCTGAACCTATCTCAAGATGTTGTGCTGCCAAGTGAGGACTATTCGCGCAACTACCAAGCCGAGCCAGCGCTGCGGGTCTATGGTGGCGTTGAGGTTGAACATGGTCCGAATTTTCGGGCGAACCCGCCGAGCTACGTGACCAAGTTTGTCGCGGAAGACGAAAAGCTGGGTAAGTGCGACCAGGAAGATTTGGCCAAGAAGGGACCAGACGGCAAGCCTATCCTCACGGACGAATACAAGCAGTTTTTACACGTACGTAAGAACGGCGGACGCCTCGACGGCAAGGTGCGGTTCGACATCGCCACCGACAACTTTACGCCTGGAGATACGGGTATAGCCGTATGACGCGCTTGAAGTACGAAGGTATAGCCATATGAAGTTGAACCATTCGTTTTTAACCAACAATGTGCGGCGGCGGGACGAGGTTACACAGGGCCAGCAGAATGCTGCTAACTTTTTTGGCGATACGGCCCTGGTCGGCGCTGCGGACATCGAAACGCTGGCGATAGGCTCGACGCTACGAGTGGCTAATATGACTACGACAGAGCGCAATGCGCTGACCGCACAAAACGGAATGGTCATTTACAATTCGACTACAAACAAAATGCAAGCCTACGAAAATAACAGTTGGGTGGACATGATATGACACTCGGCGAAGCCATAACAATGGTCCTTAACCGGGTCGGTCTTGATACGACCAACACGGATTTTAAGAACGAGGCCCGGAACTATATCAACCTCACCACCGCAGAAATTGCGGCGCTGGTTGATTGGTGGTGGCTTGATAGGACTACCTCGTTTCTCACGACCAATACGTTGACAGTATCGGGCGGCTCTGGGTCTTTTGTTGAGGGCGAAACTATTACAGGTGGCACCAGCGGCACAACAGCTAAAGTAGACGGCTACAGCGCTTCACCTAAAGAGATATACGTCTACAGCCCCTCTGGGACATTTACGGCTTCTGAGACTCTTACAGGCGGCACCAGCGGCGCTACAACGGCCTTCTCGAGCAGTGCTGGCACCAGGGTATACAAGCCTATAGAGAGCGCCGTGGGGAGCTGGTATAGTTTCTACGACCAGACCAACGAAAACCCACTAATAATCATAGGCCCGGACCAATACGACCTGTTGAGCGGTGATTACAGCGATACCGGCACAGTGGAGTCGGTTTTTGTGGGTGGCGTCGATACGACTACGGGCTACCCGATCATTGAGCTATGGCGCGTCCCGGATACGACCAACGAAATTATCCGGGTGCGCTACCGCATCGCCATGACAAGTTGGGCCAGCGGCAACGATACCTCTACGTTTTTGCGGTTGGGCATACCTCAAGTGTTGGAGGGGGCTCTGGTCTACGGGGCGACCAAACTTTATTTGATGGAGAAGGGCGACCACGATGGTGCGATGCGCGAGGCGTCCGAGTTAGCTCGAACGGTAGACCTGGCGCTACGCCAAAACCTCCACCAGCAGGGCAATCGGACCTACCCAGCGGCGGCACCTACTACGGCGCCGCCCTTCCAGATTGTCGTAGATTCGACGTTGGTTACTACGAGCTAATCTATGGCTATCGCCGCCGAGACCGTCAAATACGGACCCTGGAACCAGGGCGTCCGCTATGATTTGCCGCCCGAGGACATTACACCCAATGGGCTGCGTAAGATGACTAATACGCGGCTCAATGCGGCAGCAGCGGTAGAGCGGCGTTTAGGCACTGCCAGCTACAGCAGCGAGTCGGCGCTCTCAGGGGGGCCAACGTGGACGGCTATCGGCGAATTCCAGATACCGGGGGGATCGTCCAAGGTCTTCGGCGTGGCCGGCGACAAATTCTACGAACACTCTACTGATTGGGTAGACCGCACTGGCTCTATCACGATCACTGCCGGCGACGATAACACGTTTGAATGGGTAAGAGCGTTTGACAAGTTGGTCCTTACCAATGGTGTCGATGGGCCAATCAAATGGACCGGCACCGGCAACATCACCGCCCTTGACGTAGATAGCCGGTTCACTACGGCCCAGCACGTAGGCTATTGGGACAACCGCGTATGGTTAGGAAACACTAACGCAAACAGCGATAGACTCTGGTATAGCGATGCCGGCGACCCGGAGACCTGGGGCAGTACGGCTTTTTACAATTTCGGCGCCCCAATCACGGCGGTGGTCGCCATGCAGAATGCGCTTTCGGTCCATACCGAGGATGCAATCTTTACGCTAATACCTACAGGCAACTCAACCATTCCCTATCAGATACAGCAGCGGACGAGTTCAGATCCGCGCAACCCGCAACGAGGCGGCACAATCTCAGGGCGAGCGCTGGTGGTATTACCCGGCAACATACAGGTTTTTCCGCTTGAGGACGGCATCTATATGTGGGCGGGTGGAGATACCATAGACAAAGTTAGCTACGCTTTAGAAGAGGGCTATTGGAACAATTTGGTGGCGAGTCGGCTACCTGAATGCTTTGCGATTTATTGGGCTACGGAAGACGAAGTTTGGTTTTTCCTGCCCTATGGGACGGGCCAAACTAAAATGAACCACGTTATGGTCCTTTCAACTAAACACCTGTATCAAGACGCTTCTACAGGCGAAACCCGTATGGCCTGGTACGGGCCGTATATCAACGGCACCAGCTTTGAGCGCGACAGCGCGGCAATTATCGCCAACAAACCTCATGCGGGAGGGTTTGATGGCATCGTATACGACCATGCGCCGGCCAATACCTATAACGATGCCGGTGCGGCTTTTGATAGCCAATTTGAGACCTCGGCCATCGCGCCCTTCGGCAGCGATGTTGAGTTAAGGTGGCTCTACGCGAAAACCTACTTCGACGCCCTCGGCGCCTACACGCTAACGGTGGACCAAGAAAGCCAGGGGGTCGGCGTCCATAGCGGCACTCTTGAGACCATCACCGGCGGCGGTGCGCTTGATTCGTTTACGCTGGGTACGGACGCGCTGGGAACGGTGCGGATGGTGAGCAAAGATTCAGATCTGCGGGGCTATGATCCGCATAGCAGCTTGACGTTTACGAACAACAACATTAACCAGCCATATCGAGTTCGTAGGACGCATCTGCAATACAAAGTGATAGGTCGCCGACGAAAACAAAAAGCGGGGCAGTTATAAAATGGCACTAACAACAACAAAGCGTAAAGACCCGTTCAGAACAATTTTAGATCTTGAAACAGATGCATCAAGCGCTGATGTGGCCAATGCATTTAGAGCGTTTCAAAAAGCGGGCGGGCGTAGTCAGGTCGGTGATGCGGTAGCAGCATTTGATGCAGCAGCACCAGGCAATCAGTTTGATGCGTTTTTTGCCGCAGCAGATGCACCTGGTTCTGTTGTGCAAACGGTGTCAGACGTTATTAATGGAACGATGAACGGAACAGGTGGGTCTAATGTGACTAATACCGGCACCAATGGCCCACCGTTACCCACGCCCGCATCTACGCCTACAACGACCACTACGCCTACAACGACCACTACGCCTACTATTGACGAGGGAGCGCTTCTCAACGAGGTGATGGGCGCTATACGCTCTGATCCGATGGCATTTAGTTCAGGTGCTGGGCTTAACAATTTTCGTTTAGGCAGTGGTCAATCGCTTAATGAATTACCGCAAAACGTTCAAAACCAAATGAACGCTTTTTTGGGTGGCAACGAATATTCAGAACTGCTCGGAGCCGCGCAAGACCGTGACCCAGGTATACAATTGCAACGTATGCGGGATGAACAGGCAGCGCGAGAAAAGGTAGCGCAACAAGAAGTTCAAGAAAGAACAGCGCGAGAAGTTGCTGCAACCCAAGCGCTGGCAACGCAACAAGCGCCTACGTCTATACAGGCCAGCACAGTTCCAATAGAAATAGCGGAAGCACCTATGGCCGCAGACGTTACTAATGCTGCTACGTTTGTTGAGGGAGTGCCGCTACAAGCAGAAGCGGTTGAAGCTCCTGCGGTTAATTTAGATACAGGTCTAAATACAGCAATATTATCGCGCCTTGCAGATTTATCAGAGCAAAGTCTTGAATCAGATAATGAACTACGCCGCAATCAACAGATGCTGTTGGCCGATATTCAAAACCAGGCCGAGGCTGCCGGCAAGAGCGCCGTTGAGGGGCTCACGCTTCCAGACTTGACGGCAGTAAGCGTTCCAGCTCGACAGCTATCTCCTATGGAACAGGCGCTTGATACGCGCCTCACAGACCGCTTGACCGGGGGCCGTTTCCTTGATCCTCAATCCGCGCTGACTAACGAAGCCGAGGCTCAAGCGCTGGAGCGGTTGCAACGCGACTCTTTCCTCGGAGGCTCTGCGGGCCTTGATGCTGCCGAGCGGCGAGCGATGGCTCGCCTAACAGACCCGGCACTCTTGGGCGACCTTGACAGCGACCTTATCACAGGGGCCGAGGGTGTCATAGCACAGCGCCTCTTAGGGGGCGAAAGCCCTGCGATGGCGGCACAACGCGCTCGCGTGGAAGAGCGCTACGGCCAGAGCATGGAAGAGGGGCGCGAGCTTCTCAACCGCTTGGGCGTCCTCAGAGGCGGCGATAGCGCCGACATTTTTAACGAACTAACCCGAGGCCGCGACCAACAGATGCTCGACGTTGACGCCCTCGGCTACGACCTTCAGACGCAAGCGCTACAAGACGCGCTAAATTTTCAAGGTCGGCGCGATGCCCTTGCTCAAGCCGAGCAAGCATTCCAGCGAGGCGCCATTAGTGACGTAGCAGGGCTGGCGGGCCAGCGGGACGAGCGAGCAATGGCCGAGGAGGCGTTGCGGCGCCAAGCCATAAGCGATACGCTGCCTTTCCAACAGCGGCGCGATGCCCTCTCAATGGCCGAGCAAGATCTACAGCGGGCCGCTATCTCAGACGCTATGGCTCGGCAGGGCATGGTGGACCAGCGCGATTTATCCGAAGCGCAACTGTCGGGCTCGTTACGAGGCGCGGCAACCTTGCCCGCCAGGATGGCTCAAGCGGGGTTGCAGTTTGATGCAGCAAATCTACAGCAGGACGTAGCCGATAGGACGCTGGCGCGGCTCTTAACGCAAACAGAGCCCACACAGCGTGAACGGTTTGAGGAAGGAGTAAGGGCCGCTCGTGAACAAGAGCGATTGGCTGCGAGAGCAGATTTGCGACAAGCGCAAGCGCTTCAAGATCAACTGTACGGCGAAGTCAGCGGCATAGGCTCGGCGCCAGCAAGAACTACTTTAACGGGACAAAGTTTTAACCAAGACATACTTAATCAAGAGCTACAACGCCAGCTTGCTCGATCTGCTGATCTCCGAGCGGCACAAGCGCAGGAAGCGGAGCTATTTGGCGAAGTGGGGGGTGTGGGTTCTGATCCATCCATACGCCGCACCCGCGCTGCTGAGATAGACGATTTTAACCGAGCGCTTGCTCGCGCCGGCTTGACGGGGGTGTTTGAAGGAGAGCAAACGCAAGACGCCCTTACCAATGAACTACAACGCCAGCTTGCTCGATCTGCTGATCTTCGAGCAGCACAGGCGCAGGAAGCGGACCTATTCGGCGAGGTAGGCGGAGTGGGTTCCGATCCATCCATGCGGCGCACTCTTGCCGGGCGCCAGTTTGAGTCCGCAGAGGCGCGGGCTGAACGAGCGCTGCGTGAGGACGAGTTGACCGCCCGTCTACAGCGCGACCTGGCCACGGCTGGCGTTACTGGCATCTTTGACCGTCAGGAAACCCAACAAGCACAAGAGGCTCGCCTTGCTCGAGCTATGCAAAATCGGCAATTAGACATGCAAGCTCGGCAACTCCGCGAAGACGAGCTGACGGCTCGTTTGCAACGTGAGTTGGCCGAGGCCGATGTGACGGGCGTCTATGACCGGGCACCTACACGCCAGGCAAATTTAGACGCCTTTAATCGCCGCTTGGCCGAGGCGGGCCTAACGGGACAATATCGTGACGAGGCAACTTTAGCAGGGCGCCAAGATGCTCGAGCCGCCCAAGCGCTGGAAAGCGATCTTCTTACTGCCCAATTACAACGCCTACTCTCTCAGCAAGCGCAAGATGCGGAATTGTTTGGCGAAGTAGGCGGCACTGGTTCTGATCCTACCGTCCGTAGAACTCGCCAGGGCGAGATGGACGATCTGGCGCGAGCGGCGGATGCTCGCGCTGAACAAGCGCTGGAAAGCGACCTACTCAGCGCCCAGCAGCAGCGCCTACTCCAGCGCCAAGCACAGGATGCGGAGTTGTTTGGCGAGGTAGGCGGCACTGGTTCAGATCCCACAATACGACAGACGCGCCGCGCTCAATTAGAAGATGCAGCAGAGACTCGCGCACAAGAGGGCTTTAAGGACGACCTCCTGACAGCGGCGTTGAATCGAACTCTTGCCAGAGCTGGCGACCTTCGGGCGGGCCAGGCGCAGGACGCGGCGCTGTTTGGGGTTGTGGGCGGCGAAGGCTCTGATCCGACGATGCGTCCTACGATGGCCCGCGAAGCAATGGATCTAAGCCAGCGAAATCAATTGATCTCTCAGATATTAGCGGCTGCTGATCTAACGCAAGGGGGGCGCCTGGATGAATTTGCTGCCGCTTTAGGAGCGGAATCAGATAATCCATTAATCACAGAAGCTCTGGCAAATGCGCTTCAGTTAGATATGGGAAATGATCCAGATAACCCAGAAATAACCAGTACGCTTGGCCCAAATAATCCTCCATTCGGTGCCTACAAAGACGCATTGGGAAATTTGCGAGACAGAGAGGGTCATATAATCAATTGGAGCGAAGAAGATCAAAATTGGGTGCGAACATATGGATAATCAAGTTTGTGTAGCGAGATTAAAACTTCAGCGCAAACAAAGTAATATAATACGTTAAGGATTTTTTAGTTATGGCTCCTATACCCATTAATCCACAGACCGCCCTTACAATCGGTTCCATCTTAGCCAAGCTCGGCCAGGGCTTTTTCGCCGGGCGCGACATGGACAAAGCTCAACGCGAGCAGGACCGCCGCGTGGGCTACTCGAACTTGATCAATACCTTCGGGGGCCGCTCGACGCCGTCGCCCGTAGAGCTAAAGCCAGGGCGAGCTACAACGCTCTTGGGTGGATTAGGGACGGCGTTGAGTGCTGGGGCTTCGCTCTATGATTTGGCTGATGCTAAGAGGTTGCGGGATTTACAGACCAGAGCCGCCGAGCAAACGATAGCCGAAGGTGATCGCGCCGCAAGCATTGCTCAAGGCCAAGCTAACTACGCCGCCGAAATACAACGCCGCGCCAACGCCGCTCGCCAATTGGCGCCTCCAGCGGCGGGTGGCACCGGCTCGAGCCTCGGCCAGTTCCCCGGCTTTGGCGGCGCCATATCCGAAGCGGATAAGCTCCTCGGCAAAGCGACTACGGGTGCGCCCATATCGCAACAGCCGGTGAATCCCTTCGAGGCGCTGGGACGCTTACAGGCCGCGCAAGAGGGGGTGGATAGCGCATTGGCGAGGAGGCTGACGGAGGCTCAGATAGGGTCTTACGAAGCAACGGGCAGAGCGCGTGAAGTTAGCGCCTACGCAGACTACCTCAAGGAATACAAAGATCTCAGTACCGTCGATTTTAAACGCATAGAAGACTCGGTGAATCTCGCCACTCCGATAGTAGAGAACGCCGCAGCCACCAACCGCTCCTGGCAAGAAGTGACCAGCTCGCCACTCATGGCTGACATCGACATACGGTCCTCAGAGATTCTCAAGGCTGTATTTGAGAACAGTAGGCGAGAGATAGCGGCGACCCAGAATAAAGATTTATCTGAGTTCTTGTATGGCGACCTTGCCAGTAAGTTTAACAGTGATCAGCTCATTAAGAAGTCGGGCGACCTCATTTTCGGCATGAACCTTATGGCCAACGGGTTCAACCGACAGGACGGCGTGGGCGACTTGATGATGGTCAACGCTATGGTCCGTTTGTCTGATCCAGGGGTTTCGGTGCGCCCAATGGAAGCGCTACAAATGGAAGAAGTAGGCGGCATGTTGGCCAAACTTGGCGTTATTGCAAGCGGCGAAAAATTTCTTGAGGGCGACAAGTTTAATTTAACCGTTCGCCAACGCCTTCTTACCGCAGCAAGCGAGCTATATAACGGCCAGCTCAACCAGGTAAACGAGAAAGTGGCCAAGGAGATCGCGGCGGCCACTCCGCGAATACTGGATCTCACGGGCCGCGCCGATCCAGGCCAGGTCAACCCAGGAATGTCGATGTTTAGGGACTTTACCGACACCTATACGCTGCCGCCGATTAACAGCTACGGGATCATTGATACGTTTACGGGACCGAAACAGACTCTCATTAATTATTCTCGGCTCAGGAAAAGGTTTTAAGTATGGCTATACCAAGTCGATTTGAGCTACGCGCCGTCGAAGAGGGGCGCATGACCGAGGACGAGCTGGTCGGTAAATATGGCCGCGACAATATTCTTCAAGCATTAGACCTATACGAAGAAGAAGACAATGCCGCTTTCCCAGGCTACCAAGACCGCATGGCGGCCAGCTTTGCCACCACGCCCGAAGGTGAGGCGTCGATTTACCGACAACGCGGATATAATGTAGACGTAACTCCAGAAGGTCTTATGGCCACTACGGGCTACGGAACGCGCCGCGTAGATCCTCAAGGTTTTGATCTTGGCGATATTGCTGATGTAACAGGCCAAAGTATACCGACAATTTTAGGGACTTTGGGCGCTTTAATTCCCGGATTTAATGTGCCAGGAGCCGTATTGGGTGAGATGACGGGAGAGGGATTGCGTCAGGGTCTTGGCAATCTTGTAGGAAGCAATGAAGGCGTAAACGAAGCGGCTTTAGCGGAAGCTGGAGTTTTGGGTTTAGGCGGTGAATTTGGCGGTAGATTACTTAAAAATATTGGAAACATAGGATTGGCGCCTTTTAAAAATGCACTAACTACGCGTTTAAATCGCTCAGTGGTTCAAGGAAGCGAACAATTAGACGAGGCGTTAGGCACAAACCTTCAAGGGCAGTTGCCATTATCGGCTATGACCGAGAGCAAGACGCTACAGGGAATTGAGCAACGAGTAGCAGAAAGCCCTCTGACCCGCGAATCTTACGAAACGAAAATACGCAACCCCTTCGCTGCCGAGCAGGAGCGAGCGATGGGCGCCATACAAGGCCGCGTAGGCGAGGCACCAGGGCGCGAGGCTGCGGGCGAGATGGTCTTCGGTGCAGCAGCAGAAACACTTGAGGCGCGGCGCTCACAAGTAGACGAAGCATATGACCAGCTTCGCTCTATGATTGACTTATCAGAGCCGCTTAATCCTACCGAGAGCAAAAGCGCACTGCGCCGTATGCGCGAAATGACGGGCGGTGATATTCGGCCAAGGCTTGTTCGCCGAGGGCGAGATGGACAAAGACCAAGGCGAGAGCCCTTTGAGCTTACAGCCAAAACGGTCAACAAGCTCGACCAGATCGAGCGCGACCTGGCACTGGTCAACAACTTCGGCCAGTTAGACAACTACCGAAAAGCGGTGGGTTCGCTGCTCAAGGAAGGGTCCGACGAGTTCCGCCGAGTGGGACTTGATCAGCATATGAGCAACCTCTACGGCGCAATGTTGCGCGATACGGAAAAATTCTTTGCCGAGCAAGGAGCGCGGCGCAGCGCACTGTTAGAGCCGCAGATGGTACCAGAAGAAGAAGTAGGCGAGGCGGCCACGCGGGCGGTGGGAATGGCTCGAGAAGGTTTTGACCTTGAGAGGGCATCCATTAACCGCATACTAAAAGACCCGGACGCTGCCGGCAACTTGGTGCCTGATATAATGTCGGGCCGGTTTCAGCCCAAACAGGTAGAGCGGATACGCCAGCGGTTTGGCGCGTTGCCGGGTGAGAGCGGCTTGGTGGCCACCGAACAAGGCGAGGCCGCTTGGCAAGCAGTACAAGCTGAAATTATTGAAACATTAAAGCAAAACTCAATAAAGAAAGGCCGCGAGTTAGAGGGCGAGTTGTCGGGGGATAGGATGCTCTCAGCTATTAAGCAGATGGGCGGGCCTCCGAAACTCAATGCAATTTTTGGCGACGAGTTGGGCGGTCAAATCTTTAGCTTTGCCGCTTTCTTGCGAGATGCCGATGTTGCAGAGCGCACTCTTACTAATCCATCTCGTACAGCAGTTAGCAACGAAATTCTAAGTTTTATGACGGATCTCTTTAGCTATCCTGCGCGGGCTTTGGGACGATTGGGGGCTATGAAGATTGCTGGGGAGGCTGTAATGAGGCCCAGCGGTAGACGGTTTTTAACAGAGGGCGCTGCACAAGATGCAACATCACAAAATCTATTAACCACTTTGGGCCGTTTGGGGGCTCGAGGTAGTCTTCGCGCCTTAGGGCCGAGAGTAGAAGGTCAGGAATAACAAGCAGAGGACCAACGTTATGGCATTAGCAAAAATAAAAACATGGAACGCCGCCGAAACATTAACGGCGGCGGATCTTAACGCTGAATTTTCTAATATCTGCAATCATTTCGGTAGCCTCGACAACGACGATATTGATTCTACCGCATCGTTTGTGATGGGCGAGCTAATTGTTGGCTCGGGCATTACGTCCGCCGATGGCGGCCAGCTCCATGTCCATACCGGCAGCGCCGGCACGATACAAGCGGTGGCGGATGCGGACGAAGCGATATTTGAAAATAGCGGGGCGGCTGGTATAACCATTCTGTCTGGGACAAGCAGCACCGGCATGATAGCGTTTGGTGATAGTGGGGATGCCGACATTGGCAAGATTGTCTATAACCATTCTACCAACGGCTACACCATCACCGCCAACGCCGCCACGGCCCTTCAGATTTCAAGCGCGGGCGCCGTGACTACCGGGGGTAGCGTCCTATCCGATACGGATTCTACCGATAGCCTGGGTAGCGCTTCGGTCAGGTGGGCTAACCTCTACGTCGATAGTATCGGCGATACCGGCCAAGCGCTGGCCATCACTGCCGGCACCAACGCCATCAACTTAACGGCGGGCGATGTTACGCTCTACGACGATAACAACAACGCCGATACCTCTATCTCGATGGGAACGTCAGCCACCGAAGCGCTGGTAGTCGAAGCGTTGAATGGTGGCAGCAACAAAACACTTGAAGAGTTGCGGCTAACTACCAAAACCGCAAGTGGCACCGCTGACCACGGCAAAATGACGGTCTACGTAGACGAGGCTCACATCGCCGATGTAGACGATAGCGGCATTAATTTGGCCAGCGGTAAGACGTTTAGAATTAACGGCACTAACGTAGTCGCCAGCGCGGGTGATTTTTCTGGACCTGGCTCTGCTACCGACAATGCAATTGTTCGATTTGATGGGACCGGCGGCAAAACGGGGCAAAACAGCGGCGTCACAATAGACGATAGCAACAACGCTACGGGATTTGCGAATCTTACACTTTCGGGAGAGCTTGACGCCGCTACGGGCGACTTCAGCGGCGATGTAGACATCGACGGCACACTCGAAACCGATGCTCTGACAATCGGTGGCACAGCCCTACTCGCTAATGATGCCGATGGCCGCCTAACAACAGCCACGGGCAGTGGCACGCTGAGCGGCGAGGCTAACCTACGCTACGATGGATCAAAATTAGAATTTGGTGCTGCTGCGACGGTTTCAAGTTCGGCTGATGGTTTTGTCTTGAATGATGGCTCTAATGCAGGGATGACGATTCACAGCACCGGTACGAGTAGTGGTCAAGCCAAACTCGCCCTAAACAACGCCAACGGCGCAGATGCAGGTGCCGCGCTGATCTACGGCAATTCAAATAACAAATTTTTTATTAACAGCAACGGCGCTGTTGAGCGTTTTTCGATTGATGCAAATGGATTTACCACCATTACTAATAGCACATCATCTACGCCCTATGGACTGTACTTGTATGGCTCGGGCGGTAACCCAAATAATACAACTGTATTTTTTTTGAAATGCGAATCTTCAACTGAAACTAAAGCATTCATATTTAGCAATGGTAGTTTTCAAAGCAGGGCTAATTCGTACGGCGGAATATCTGACGTTAAAACCAAACAAGATATTACCGATGCAAGAAATTATTGGAACGATTTTGCTCAAATTAAATTCCGCAAATTTAAATTTAAAAATGACGTAACGGAATACGGCGATAACGCTCCAAGCATGTTGGGCGTTATCGCTCAAGAAATAGAAACTATTTTTCCAAATCTTGTTTCTGAATCGCCAGATACTAAGCGTCAAGAAGTGCCGATCTTAGACAGCGAGGGCAACGACACCGGCGAAACAGAAGAAAAAGACGTCGATCTTGGCACTACTACTAAATCCGTCAAATATTCAATTTTAAATCAAATCGGGCTTAAAGTAATCCAAGAGCTACAGGTTCGCCTTGAAGCCGCAGAAACGAAAATTGCGGCATTAGAAGCGGCATAATATGCTGGGAAAACCACCTCGTGATCCTAAAAGCGTGGGTAGTTTTGGAGAATTACGACAGCACTACACGCAATTATGGAAAGAACTTGACGAATGCAAGCGTATGCGCGGAGCCGCTACTAGTGTGGCAAGAGCGCGTACGCAAGAGGTTCGATCAGCTAAAGCAGAAGTTAAAAAAGCACATGCTGAAGTTGTTACACTTACTAAAAAAGAACACGCTAAGTCTCAAGAAAAATCAAGTGCCGCTTATGCTAGTACAGCAGCTACTATCCTCATTATTTTTTATCAAGTGATGGAAGTTGCTGGCGGATGGGGCAAGTGGGAGCCTGTATTTCAGCATGAAGCTACAATAGGCGTAATGCAGGTAATGATAGGTAGCATAATCGCTTGGTCGATGCGTCCATTACGATAACAACTACGGGAAAAAAATGGAACCAACAACTGATCCGATAACGTATCTAATCACCGGCGGCGGTGTGGGCGGTGGTGCGGTAGGTGGGTATATATTGAGCCGGGTGCTGGGTAACAACGGCAACAACGACAGCAAACACATTGCTCCCAACCCTGAATTAGCAAACATCGCCTACAAATTAGACCAAACTAACGAACTGCTCAACGAGCTATTGCGTTCGCATTCGAGACTCGAGGGCATCCTATCCAAATAGGGAGGGAGTACAACAATGGAAGAACAAATTAAAAGCCGCATTGTTGAATTGATTGCCCAGCGCGACCAGATCTTGGGCCAGATCCAACAAGTCAACACCAAACGCCAGGAACTTGAAGTGGCGTATCAGCAGACGGCGGGAGCTATCGCCGGGCTGTATGAGTTTGCGCCGCAGGAAGAAGTAGAAGAGCCCGAGGTGGCCACGAATGGCCAGGCGCCCGAGTTAGAACTGGCCGAGGCGTAGACGATACAGCCTATACATTATATATAAGGACAGATTCTAATGGCTAAACGTGGACTGTATTCCAATATACACGCCAAGCGAAAACGCATTAAAGGCGGCTCAAAAGAACGAATGAGGAAACCTGGGACCAAAGGCGCCCCAACAGCTAAAGCGTTTAAAAGATCAGCAAAAACTGCTAAGAAAAAGAAATAGATTAAACTCTATTTTATGACCCCCTGCTCCTGAATCTATAATTTTTCTATAGTTTTTTTGATATACGTGACATAATTTTGGGATATTTTAACAAACTATTGGTAGCGCAACGGATTAATTATTAGCAATTTTAGGCTTGTAATTAGGTATAGTTTATTAAAACGTAATTACCTCTTTTATATTGCCATCATAAAAGCCGTTTATGAAGTGTCTGGATTGTAAGTTGTTTATTTATATTGTTTTGCAATAAATTACTGCATAGCTATCTATAATATTTCTATAAAAATGTCTTGAATTGTTGCACCAACCGCCTATTTTGCATCTTTTAAGACGTTTTAATGAACTGCTAAAAGCATATCGTCCATTGCATTAGCCATTGCTGGAAGATCATCCGGGTAGAGGTGGCCATATATTTCTTGAGTGATGGCAGGATTAGCATGGCGCATGTGCTGAGAGACCTCTTTAATGTTAGCTCTGTATTTTTGGATTAGCAACGTAGCGCACGTATGACGCAGATCGTGGCATGTTACCAAGCCAATGCCCGCTCGCTTTGCTGCACGTTTCAATGTAGAATTAACGCTGGTATAGTGCCTGGCCTCTCCAGGGTTGGGCGATTGATCTCCGTAGGATGGAAAAATAAAATCGTTGTCGATCCATCCAGGGGTGCGTAGTTGCTCTACAGCCAGCGCTACTCGATGCCGTTCTAACCACTCGCAGATATGTGTTGACAAGGAAATTTTAGCGCGGCTGGCTTCGGTTTTAGGAGTGGCCAGCTCGCGGCGCCGATTCAAACTGCGTTGCACATTATACGTTTTGTTTTGCCAATCCAGATATTTCCATTGCATCGCCAGCGCCTCGCTAACTCTAAGGCCCGTCCAAAGCATCACCGAAAACAGTAGCGGATAGATGTTTCTGCTGTTTTCGATCAGTCGATTAAATTCATCTACAGTCAACGCACGACCACCGCGTTGATCCAATTCTATTTCATCTAATTTTTTATCTGTTACCTCGGTTTCTCGGTAGCGAATTTTCGTTTTTCCTGGATGGTGCTTAAGCATACCCGCATGTACGTATGGATCGTAGATAGACCGAAATACCCATACCATATTTTTAACGTAGACAACGCTTAGTGGTTCTGCGAGTTTGTCAGTAACAAACTGCGTTAAATCTTTGCTGGTAATTTCGTTTAGATGGCTGCGTCCAAAAAAGGGCTTCAGATGTAAATTTACGATACGCCGGTAGCTATCGTAGGTAGACAATTTGCTGCGCTTGTATTGATCCAGCCATTCGTCTGCGGCATCGTTAAATTTGACGTTTGTGGTTTTTTCAATGTTTTCAGCTCGCACTTCAGCCAAGTAGCGCTCGTAGCCCTTTTTCCCACGATATTTGGGGTCGTCGGGTATTAATTTCCAAACCTGTTTTCCGTTTAATGTTGGATTGATGTATCTGGAAACGCCACCGTCTGCCCGAGGTTTTTCTTGGTAGTTTTTCCATCCTCGCTTTTTTGATTTGGCTGCTGCTGCGGGAATATTGTTGTGGTCCTCTCGCTCTGCACCCATGCGTCCTCTTCAATAAAGTTACGGTGGATTCGCACACGCCCACCCACCCAACGAACCGGAATCTCTCCCGATCTAACCATACGGTATATAGATGATTCGCTCAACTGCATGGCTTGGGCTACCTGGCCAACTTTGAGCCAAACAGGATTTGGCATCACGCGCTCCTTTCGGTTGGGGAATTTTGGTCGTATAAATCGTCTAAATCAATTAGATGGACGCCACCCGGTCCTGACGGCTGGCGCGTAGGCAATTTGCCACGGTCTATCCAGCGACGTATAGTGCGTATAGAGACACCCGCCACTTTGGCAACCTGGCGGACGGTATACAAGCGTTTAGGTTTATGCATTTTCTATTTCTCTCCAATACGATACCCAATAATTTTCCATCTCTTCGGGATCACGCCAGAAATCTCCGTTTTCGTCGCAATGCTTGCTATTATGGCAATCGCGGCATAGCGCCAGCAAATCATTAGGCGTTTCGTAGCCATAGATCGGCAATGGAGCGCCATCTAACTGGCGGTAATAGGTTAAATGGTGCAGTTCTAATTTTGCATTATTTGTGCCGCAATTTTCGCATTTTTTACCCGCTCGGTGCATTACTGCTGTTCGTACGTTATGGGGTATAGAAACATGTGGCTTATTCATTTTATCTGATTTGAAAGCAGGGGGTCATAAAATAGAGTTATATGTATGTAAAAGGGGGGCTGCCCGGACGACTCCCCAGGCGTCCACCTTGTTGTTGACACCACCGTCAAGACGGGCTGCGTTGCTGCAATTAGTCCCGTCTCTCATGCGCTCCCATATTTGTCAACGGCTCTCCTGTTTATTGCGGTATTTCCGCAACAGAATAGAGCAGCCCCCCCCCTTTATTTTAGGCAGGATTATTTAACTCTTTAGCCAATAATTTGACGGGCCAATCCTCGGCTTGTTTGCCCTTTAACATGATGTAGTCGTGGATCATGTCGTTGTCTAAACCGAGATACTCGGTGTATATATTTCGGGGATTAAGCAGAAATTCTTCAATTTTTTTGCACTCTGTTTCGTATTGATCTATTAGATCGGATTTAAGTTCCTTGCTTTCTAATTTGCGGCATAGCATCCAGTAATCCTGACAGGCCTTATGTATTACCGCTGCGGCCATCCGCTTGTATGGATCGTAGTTGTTGGCCTCTCGCCATCGTCGTGTCCGTTTCATTCGTACTCCCCTTTTTGCTTTTTTTATCGTCGCCTTTGATTTCGATTAAGCGAACCGTCACGCGGGGAGCTTTTTTGTCTGGGTCAGGAAATAAATGAGTCAAGGACCGTATCACTTTGCGGCCATCGTTGGGCAAAATGCCGGCGTTGACCAGGCCGTCAATAATGTATTTGGCGCCGTGGGATACGTTGTCAGGATCGACGCGGCGCGTTTTTGTGACCCAAAAAAATATTAGATTGATGGGCGGTGTTATGGGGGTGAGCTGCCCCTTGGCGATCCAAGCCACCTTGTTGGTCTGTTGCTTTTTGATCTGAGCGTAGCTGGACCAGTGGCGTTTGGCGCCGGCGAGGGCGGCGTTGAGGTTGGGCAGTTCGCCAGGGATGGTTATCTCTTGGTCAGCCATCAAACGCCTTCCGCAGCCCATTCGCTGCCGCCGCCATCGACCTTATCCGCTGCTCGAGGTGGTCTATCGTGGCGCCGAGTTCACCAGGGCGGCGGGCATACCAGTAGCCCCTACCGCTGGACCCGATGGGGTGGCCCTTGGTGCGGAGGTGGTGGACGATAGCCCTCACTGCCGGGCCGGGTATATCCATCGCTTCCGTAATCTCTCGCGCCGTGACCGGGTTGTCCTGGTCGCGGGCGCGAAGACCTCGAAGTACCGTGGGGGCGTGGGCCTCGACGGCGGTGGAATGGTTGGAATTAGGAAAACTCGTTAGAGGCATTACGCCACCGCACCCTCCGCGGGCATTTCCTTTGCGACTTTTCGTATCCGCTCGACAAAC